ATGGCAAAATTGGAAGTAAAAACCAAAGAAAATCCTAAGTTACAACAAAGTACACTTTCTGATGGACGTATAAGCCTATACTTAGAATATTATTTGGGTCGAACACAATGGGTCGATGAAGAAACCGGAAAAACGAAAGTCAAGCATGACAGGAAGAAAGAATCATTGAATTTGTACCTTATTGCTAAACCCCGCAATCCCATCGAAAGGCAAACCAATAAAGAAACATTGGAACTTGCAATGGAAATCCGAGCCGAACGAGAACAAGAATTGAAAAAGGATAGAACCGGCAAGCGATTGTTCAAAACAAAGAATACTAATTTCTTGGATGCATTTCAAATCTACATTGATAGTTATACAAAGAAAGATGTTAGGATGATGCAAATTGCCTTGAATCGATTTAAAGACTTCCTAAAACAAGAACATTCAATTTATAGTAAAAATATCAAGCCTGAACAATTGGACAAAGATATGATGCTTTCGTTTGTAGAGTTTTTGCAAAGCAAAAGCACGGGAGAGGGGGCAAAAAGTATCTATCAACGTTTCAAGAAATTCATTAAGTATGCCATTGAGCATGATATTATGATTAAGAACCCATGTTCCGGGGTTGTTTGTAAAGTTGATGACCAAACATTGAGAAAGGATGTACTTTCTTTAGAAGAAATAGAACGACTTATATCCACAACCTACGATAATCAGAATCAAGAAATAAGACGTGCATTCATTTTTTGTCTTTATACCGGCATAAGATATTGCGATGTGATTGAGTTGAAATATAGTGATGTTGACTATTCAAACAAATTGCTAATCTTTGAACAAGCCAAAACAAAAGGGCATAGTGCAACAAGCGGCGTTGTAACTCCATTGAATGATGGTTTACTTTCTCTAATCGGTGAAAATTCTACTAACAAAAAAGATGAATTGATTTTCCATTTGCCAAGTCATACCATGTGCCTGAAAGGATTAAGAAGATGGGTAAAACGTGCGGGGATAGATAAGCACATAACATGGCATTGTGCAAGACATTCCTTTGCCGTGAATATACTGAACAATGGTGCAAATATAAAGACTGTTGCAAGCCTTTTGGGGCATTCAGGGTTAAAGCATACGGAAAAGTACACTCGTGCAGTGGATAGCCTTAAACAAGCGGCAATTGACAGTTTGCCGGAACTAAAATTGTAGATTATGGACTTACACAGTAGATACAACGAACTTGATAAGGAAGCGGGCAAATATAATAGAAAAGAATTCGACAAAGTTTATACTATCATATTCGACTTGGTAAAAGATAGAACCGATGTTGGAGATAATGGAAACCTTACATTGCCTTTGGTTTCCGGTAGTATTATTGATGAAGCCTTAAAGCAAGCCGGGTTTGCCGATGATACCAAATTCGTTTCTGATTTTAAGAAATATCGTGAGATAGAGCAACAAGCCCGTGAGATACAATTGAAATCTTTAGAAGCGGTATCCAAACACGTGCAGAAAGGTTCTAATATTGATGAAGCGATGAAAAAGGTTGGATTCACAAGAAACGATGAATTACAATCGGTATTGGATAATGTTATATCTAAAGCAAAAAAAGACAACCCTTATTTTCCTTTTGGGAAGCCATTTGAAGACCTTATTAAAGAAGATGAAGACCTTGATGATTTATTGATGGTTAAAGGTTACAAAATCGACGGTAATTTATTGGCTTATCATAATGACTTACAAAAGCATAAAGTTAGTGTCTTATTGGATAAAATTGGCATTGGGCTCAAAGGATTATACACTTTGCTAAATGGAATGTGTTTCTTTTTAAAGGAAAACACAGAGAAACCGACCAGAATACAAAACAAGATAAAAGATTGCTTGGATAATTTGAATGAATATCCCGGGTGTGGTCAAGTTATACAAATCCTTTTTCTGCAAGGCATTATCGAATGGTTTGAGCATTGTGATATTGATGAAAAATCGAAAGGCTATGATGAAGCACAAATATTATGCAATTGGGTTTATGAAAGACTGATGGATGTATGCTTGTATTATTTTATGCTTTTTAATAAAAATTCAGATTCAGAGCCTTTAGATAATTATTTGGCTACAACACAAATTGGTGAAGTGTGGAATGAAATAAAAGCATCGCAACATCCACAACAAGAAACACATAAAAATCAAAAAATAATAATCTTACCCAATGAATTAGATACGGACGGGTTCAAAAAAATATTAAAGGCTGCCATTGAAGACGGATTTGTTCACAATGATTATACTTGGAATAAATCAAAATCAAAGCAACTTGCAGCATATTTTGCTCAAAAGGCATGTGAACATTTAAACATCAATACCGGAACTGATAAAGACGGCAATAAAAAAATAAATTGGAAACTGTTTGAAAAGATGTTTGCCTTAGATAATCTCAGAGGTGCAAAAAATGATTGGATGAAGCTGCATACAACATTCCATCCTAATGGATATGCTGATATTGATAAGTTCTTTGAGTAGATAAAACACCTTTCCTTTAGACCCCCTGCAATACCCTACAATGGGCAATTGTAGGGGTTTTTCTTTTCCTATGTCTCATACTTTTGCCAATGTTATAACAAACCAACGGTTTATCGATAAACCATTTTTCTAATTAAGATAAATATTGAAAGATGGAAACATTGGAAAAGAGAATCATGGATGTTGAGGGTGCGGTGAAAATGGCAGCGCTTACAACAAAAGAAGTATTGACATTTGATGAAGCCGCTATTTTCACAGGATTGTCAAAAAGCTACTTGTATAAACTTACGAGTGGGCAAAAAATCCCACACTACAAACCTTCGGGAAAACTATGCTATTTCAACCGCGAAGAATTACAAGCATGGTTGCTTCAAAATCGTGTAAGCACGTCCGATGAAATTGCAGAAAAGGCACAAACTTACTGTATGAAGAATAAGAAAGGGGGTGCTAAATGAAAAAGGACTACACGAATGCAGCCCCTCAACAAATGCAAGGCAAAGATAGGAATAAATCCCAAGATGTTGAATTTTTCGCTGTCAAAAAAGCACTTATGGAGTGTCCAAAGTCTATGCGTGAAGTTTCAAACGAACTTGGTATTGAACGTTCTTCGATATGTTGGTATATCGGACATCTTAGAAAAGCCGACCAAGTACAAGTTCACCATAAAGACTATTGTTCAACAACTGGATTCAAGGTTAATTTCTACACCACAGATGAAAAGTTGTTTCGTAAATTCGACAAGCAACTGTGTCTTTTTGAATCTGATGAAGTATAATCAAGAATCACAATGACAGGATGGATAAAGATACATAGGGAAATCACCAAGCATTGGATTTGGCAAGACCCGGTCAAATTACGATGGTGGCTTGACATCCTGATGTCTGCCAACCATGAAGAAAAAAAAATAAATATCGGGATGCAATTAGTTGACTGCCAAAGGGGGCAATGCGTAATGAGTTTGCTTAATTGGGGCAAACGGTGGAACGTGTCAAAACATACCGTCCATAACTTTTTCACCTTATTGAAGAATGATAATATGATTACAACGGAAAACCTTGTAAAAACTACACGGATAACTGTCTGCAATTATGATGTTTACCAACATTCTTCATACGATAAGGAAACGCAAAAGGAACATGATGGAAACGTTTTGGAAACGCTGCGGGACACAAACAATAATGATAAGAATATAAATAATGAAAAGAAAGAAAAGAATAGGCGGTTTCAGCCGCCTACGATTGACGAAATTAAAAATTATTGTTTGGAACGAAAAAATAAAGTAGATGCAAATAAATTTTATGATTTCTATGAATCCAAAGGTTGGATGGTTGGGAAAAGCAAAATGAAAGATTGGAAAGCAGCTGTCCGAACATGGGAAAATAGCGACAAAAACAATTATGTGCATCCGATAGCAAATTATCAAACCTCAAAATTAGACCAAGATGATAGATGGTAATAATGATTTTAAGTCGATTTACGAAGATATGAAGATTCACGGCATGCCGTTGCCCGCCGAAAAGGTATTCGTTCAAATACCGAACGCAAAAACGATATTGGAGAACTGTTTCAAATACTTCTTGTCATTTCAAAATGCTGAATTTGTATGGCAGCCAGAATACAATGAAGTTGTGAAATGGCTTGAAGATAACCAAGGACGGGGTTTGTTCTTATTCGGTGATTGCGGACGTGGAAAAAGCCTTTTGTCAAGATATGTAATTCCGGCAATTCTATTGAAATACATGAAACGGGTGATTTCGGTTTATGACATCCAAGACATGAATGCTAAGATAGATGAAGTCCTAAGAAAGCATATCATTTCATTGGACGACATCGGAACGGAAGAATTAAGTGTGAATTATGGAAATAAGCGCCTTGCATTCGCTGAAATTATGGATTCGGTGGAAAAGCGTGGCAAACTTGTAATTGTGTCCACAAATTTAAAAAAGGATGAAATTATTGGACGGTATGGAGAACGAATATACGACCGTATTATATCAACTACATATCGCATTGAATTTAAAGGAAATAGTTTAAGAAAATAATTAAAAACATGAAAAAGAAAGAATATAAAAATACAGTATTTGTATTTGAAACAATAGATGGTCAAGAACTTAGTGTTCAAAAAACGACACCAACCGTTAATAATATTCCTGTTGAAAGTGAAATCGTTTTTCTTGCAAAAGACGATGGTTGTGAAGCGATTGTAAGTATTTCATTGAATGAAGCCAAGAACCTGATTCAAGCATTATCAGAATTGATAGATGATGCTTATTCCGCCGATTCTCAAACTACATTCAAATCAATTATTAACTGACAAAAACATAGTGATGGAAGATAAACAAAAATTCAAAGAAGCTCTAAAAATGGTCGAATCAAAATATAAATACTTTGATTCAATCCATTGGTTGGTAAAATCAGCCCAAACTAAAATAGCCGTTTTGTTAGTGAAAGAAAAGCTATCAAAGGTGGATGAAATCGAACTTGCGACACAAATGTATTTACTTAAAGCGCTAAGTAAATTATCTGTCGTTGAAAATACAATCAATAATAAGGAAAATCAATATGGCAGAAATTGACGGTGGTTCTTTGTCCTTTAAGTCAGTATTGGACAACGACCAATTAAATAAAGCAGTTGACGAATCATTAAGGCGGATTCAAGGTCTTTCAGATGGCACGGTTGCCGGTGGTCAGGCTATGGATGCCGCTTTTAGTGCAACCGCCGACAGCGTAAGGAAAGCACTTGGCGACATTGGAACGGCTATTCAAACACACGAACAAGAATTGCAAAGTCTTGAATCCGAATATCAAGACCTTGGACAAAAAGCAAGCAAAGCATTCATGGCGGGTCGTGATGATGAATACAGGGCAATCACCCAACAGCAAAATGCGGTTAAGGGTGAAATAACGGTTCGCCAACAGCTTATCAAAGAGCTGCAAGAACAATCCAACAAATTGGAAGATTCCGCATCCAAGATGGAAGAAAACCGCCGAAAGACGGAAGAAAATGCAACCGCCCAAGTGTCCATGCGCACACGCATCAAAGAATTGCGTGAAGAAATGATGCTTTTGATTGACCAAGGTATTGATGAACAATCGGAAGCATACAAACGCCTTGAAGCCGAACTTGGACGTTTGACGGACATTCAGGGTGATGTAAACCAACAAGCACGAATCCTTGCGAACGATGAAGCGCAATTTCAAGGAATCATTCAAGGTTTGTCGGGAATATCTGGTGGGTTTTCGGCGGCAACGGGTGCAATATCATTATTTGCCGGCGAGAACGAAAACTTGCAGAAAATTATGGTGAAAGTACAATCCCTTATGGCAATCACCATTGGTCTTCAACAAGTCGCCCAGACATTAAACAAGGATTCCGCATTTCAACTTGTAACACTTAACGGATTGAAAGAATGGTGGAATGGTCTTGTTGCGAAAGCCACCGTTGTAGAAACGGCTGAAACAACGGCAACGGTTGCCAATACAGCCGCACAGCAAGCAAACACGGCGGCGGTTGTAGGGAATACGGTTGCCGAAACCGCAAATACAGTTGCGACAGGTGGACAAGCGGCGGCGGCGACAGCCGGAATGGTAGCAAATATCGGTCTTGCCGGTGCATTCCGCATGGTTGGTCTTGCAATCAAATCAATACCGGTGTTCGGTTGGATTCTTGCTGGAATATCTGGTGTTATTGCATTGGTATCCATATTCACAAGCAAAGCGCGTGAAGCCAAGAAAGCGCAGGAAGAATTTAATGCTTCCGTTGTTGAAAATTCTTATAAATCAATCGGAGCAATTGAACATTTATCCTATACATGGAATCAGCTTGGCGATGATTTGGATGCCAAGAAAAAGTTTGTTGAAGAAAACAAAAAAGCATTTGAAGAACTTGGCGTTGCCATCCGGGATGTTGTCGATGCCGAAAACTTACTTGCTAATGGCGCAAAAGCATTTATTGATGCGCAAATTGCAAAAGCAAAGGCGGCTTCCGTTCTTGCTAATTCTGAAAAATGGATAAAACAAGCCGTTGAAGCTGACTTAGCATTAGAACAAGCAATGAAAAAACCCAAAGTATTGCGGTTCACAGGGGGTGGAATGTTTGGGGGTGGAACAGTAACCAAAATAGATAACCCAGCAATACAAAAGGCTATTGACAAACAAACGGAAGCAAACGCCAAGTTGCAAGGATTGTATTCTGATGCTGCAAAATATACGGCAGAGGGGTTGAACAAGATGAAAGAAGCCGGTATTGATGGACAAGATGAAATTACTGCGGGAACAGTTGCATGGTATGAAAAACAAATTTCAGACAAGCAAGCGTATTTGAAAACCTTGTCGGTTCTTAATGATGCGGAGATAAAATTGACCCAACAACAAATTGCGGATTTCCAAAAAACACTTGATAATGCAACGGGCAAGAAAACGACCGCTTCCGGTGGAACAAGCAAAGACCCATTCATGGAAAAATTGGACAAGCAAAAAAAGGAATACCAACGATTTATGAAGTGGGTAAATTCCGGCGATGAAATACTTGCTAAAGCCGCCAACAAAGAATTTGAGGGTCTTTTGAAAGAGGGTGCAACGTATATCGATTACCTAAAATCACAACGCGACCAGATTTTGACCATCGACATTGCGGAACGCACGAAGTCGCAAAACAAGCAGTTGCGAACCTTGAACGACCAGATTGCGGAAGAAACCAAGAAGACGGTTTTGGAATCATTCAACAACGAATTATCCAATCAGTTGAACAACGCCCGGTCAATCATGGAAATGTTGAACATCATAGAGCAACGGCGCAAATCTTTGGCGAATGATGGTTCGGAACTTGATACAGCTAAAAAAGAAACGCTTGACAATGCTGAAAAGGATGTTGCCAAGCAAGCCAAGGAAGAAACGGACGCTTTATTGGAAAATTATTCTTCTTATTTAGCAAATAAAATCAAGTTGGAAGAACAATTCAACAACGACTTGACATTGCTTGAAAAACGCCGACAAGAAGCCACAACAGATGCCGAACGTGAAGAACTTGACCGGGTGATTGCCAACCGCAAAGCCCAATACGAACAAGATTCAAAAGGGTCTGGAAGTGCTGAATATGATGCCATGTTGCAAGAATATGCCACGTTTGAGCAAAAGAAACAATCCATCATTGATGATTATGATGAAAAAAGGCGTATTGCACAGGAACACGGAAACGAACAATTGATTCAGCAATTGAACGAAGCACAGGCAAAAGCAATTTCAACACTTGCAAGTGATGAATTGATGGGTTCGGACATGTGGTCAAAACTTTTTGGAAATCTTGATGAACTTGCCGCAAGCGATATTGAAACGTTGGTCAATGAAATTGAACGTCAATTTGATACTTTATCCGGCGTGTTTGACCCGGTTGACTTGGAAAAGGTACGAAACAAGTTGAATGAAGCCAAAGGCGTTTTAATGCAAGATAATCCATTCAAGCAATTGGGTGCAAGTCTTCGTGCAATTTTCAATGATGCTGGTGAAGATTCAAAAGATTCAGCATCAAAAATCAAGAAAAATTGGAAAAACCTTGCTGATGCAACAAAATCATCCTTTGACTTCGTACAAGATGCAATTTCTTCATGTGATTTCTTGGCTGATGCCATTGGTGATGTTGGAGCAACTGCAATATCAAGCCTTGCAACCGTTGCAGCAACCGCCGTTGCTGTTTCAACCGCAATAAAAACAGCAGAAAAAGCAAGTGTGGTTCTGGCAATCATTCAAGCCGCATTGGTGGTTGTTCAAGCGGTCGCAAATGTTGTGAAATCCATTCTTGGAAACAAAGATGCAAAGACGGAAAAGCAGATTCAGAAACACGCCGATGCCGTCAACCGCCTTGAAGCTGCATACACGGCACTTTCTTGGGCGATTGATAAAGCATTGGGCGGCAATGTCTATAAACAGCAACAAGCCGCTATCAGGAACATGGAAGCCCAACGGGAACACCTGAAAGCGATGTGGGAAGCGGAAGAATCCAAGAAGAAAACAGACAGAGGAAAGGTCAATCAATACAAAGACCAATACGACCAATTGGCGCGTGATATTCAAGACATGTTGGATGAAATTTCAAACGACATTTTGCAAACGGATGCCAAAACGTTTGCCGATGAATTGGGTGATGCCTTGGTTGAAGCCTTTGCAAAGGGAGAAAGCGCGGCGGATGCTTTTGGTGAAACGGTTGACAATGTAATAAAACATGCCGTTGTGAACCAATTGAAAAAAACATTTCTTCAAGAACAATTGCAAGTCGCATTGGACGGTTTGAAAGATTCAATGGGTTATTGGAATGGTGATGATTTTGCGTTTGACGGATTAACGGATGCCGAAATTGCAGCTTTCAAGAATCAAGTTGCCGGTATCACAAGCCAATTTAACCAAGCAATGAACGCTTATTCTGAACTATTCAAGGATGTTGCAGAACCGGAAGACCCGGACACATCATTGACCGGTGCGGTGAAAGGAGTAACGGAAGAAACTGCAAGTCTTGTTGCTGGGCAAATGAATGCCATACGCATCAATCAGATGGAATCGACACAATTGTTGCGTAATCAACTTTTACATCTGGCAAATATAGACAGGAACACAGGGGCGATTGATGAAAATACAAAATTCAATCGGTATATCAAAGATATTTACGACAAAATAAGTAGTGGAGATTCTTTGCGTGCCAATGGTAATTTATAGCTAACAATCTAACGTTGATTTGAAATCAAGAAAAAGTAGAACAGAAAATCAAACAACAATGCAAAATATCATAATCACAAGACCAGATGGTTCACTTGTCCCCATGCAGAACAAGCGAACCGCCACAAAAATCAAGTCAGCAAAGCAAAATATATCTTTGTTGGACATTGACTTAGTCAATATAACTATTGAATCACCTTTCAAACAAGAATATGGCATTGGTGATTCCATTACCATATTCGGGCGTATCTACAAGATGAACCGATTGCCAAAGGTGAAGAAAACAGGAAACTTTGGCTTTTCATACGACCTTGAATTTGAGGGCATCCAATACGATTTGTTGCGAGCAACATACAATCTGAACATTGACACAACCAACAATCAGTTGCAAGACGTTCAAGCGGACACACTGATTGGTGATTTGCGCCGATTTGCAACCGTCCTTGTTTCCAATGCTAACAGAGTAATGCCAGACAAGTGGCGGTTGGGTGATTGTCCTGATACGATTGAAGACGTGAACTTGGTGTTTGGTGAATCGGACAATTGCTTGTCGGTTCTTCAAATGTTGTGTGAACAATTCGGGTATGAATTTGAAATTGAGCAATCAAACGCTGTTTATATCATCCATTTCAGGAAAGCGGGACAAACATTCCCATTCACGTTTGAGTATGGGAAAGGCAAAGGACTTTATGCACTTGACCGTCAAAACGTATCATCGGCAAATATCATTACTCGGTTAAATGTTTTTGGTTCAACTAAGAACATAACAAACAAGTACCGGGCGCAACGCCTTTGTCTTCTTGGAGTGCCTAAAGCACAATCATACATTGAGAAACCGGAAGCCGTGGCAAAATATGGAGTTTGGGAAGCTACTAAGTATTTTGAAGACGTTTTCCCAAGAAGAACCGGAACGGTTACAGCTTTGGGTGATTCAGTCTTGAAGTTCGTTGACAATTCCATGTTTGACTTGAACGCCAAAGAAGCGGACGGCGTTACAACCAAATACTTGTTGAACGGCGTGTCGGCAAAAGTTCACTTCAATACGGGAAACCTTGCCGGATATGATTTTGACGTGCATGAATACGACCATGCAACCAAGACATTCACATTGGCAAAGTTTACCGATGAACGTGGTGATGTATTCCCAAGTGAAAGTTCAGCCGCATTTCAATTCGGTGTTGGAAACGAATACAAGTTGTTAGACGTTGCCTTGCCGGAAGAATACGAAGTTGAAGCGGAAAACGACTTGGCAAACAAGGGTGAAACGTATTACGACCAGAATTGCCAACCAAAAGTTCAATATGGTCTATCAATCACACCATCATTCCTTGAAAAAATGGTCGGAAGTGGAACAACCGGAAACATCATAATGGTCGGCGACTACATACCGGTGAAAGATGATGATATTGACGTGGACAAATCGGTTCGTGTACGTGCGTTTTCACGTGATTTATTGGATGAATACAGTTACACCCTTACAATATCCGATACGGTTGAAAAGAGTGTAACAAATAGGGTTATTTCGGAACTTATCGACATTGATAAGATTATGACCATCAACAACCTGAAAGACCCGACACAAGCGCGTGCAAATTGGCGTTCTTCACGTGAATTGATGAATATGGTATTTGACCCAGAGGGCGACTATTACACCGAAAAAATCAAGCCAAATTCAATTGATACGCTTGCATTATCGGTCGGTGCAAAATCCATGCAGTTCGGGTTGACAAACACGGTGTTGCAACCCAATTACAACGGAAACAAGAATCTTATCCGTGTTCAAGGCGGTGTCTTGACACATTACACCATTGATGAAGATTCGGCGCGTTCATGGATATTGGCAGACAACCAAACCACATTGACGGGCGACACAACACCATATTACATTTATGCCAAGTGTCAACGTTCTGGTGATGCCGGGTCAATCATATTTTCGCCCGAACAAATCAAGGTTGAACAAGATGCCAATTTTTATCATTTCTGGATTGGCGTGGTCAATTCGGTTGATGTTGAATTGGGTGTCCGTTCAATTGCCTTGTCGTATGGGTTCACCATGATAAACGGGCGGTTTATCAAGACCGGGCGCATTGAATCGGCTGATGGAACAACTTACTTTGATTTGGACAATTCCGAAATTGGTGGTCGTATTGTCTTCACATCAAATGGTAGTGAAAAAACACTTGAAGAATTGGGGCAAGAATCGCTTGAATCAAAGGATTTTATCAACAACACATTGCCCGGTATTCTTTCGGAAATTCAAGCACAATTGGATGGTCAAATTGAACAATTCTTTGAAACATACGACCCGACCACAAGTAATGCACCGGCGAATACATGGACAACAACCGCCGACAAGGAAAATCATCTTGGCGACTTGTTTTATAACACCGCAACCGGAAAGGTTTGGCGATGGGTTAAAGAGGGCAACACGTACAAGTGGCAAGAATTGCAGGATTCAGAATTGGCACAAGCACTTGCATTGGCAAACGAAGCACTTGCATTGGCAAAGGACAAGAACCGTATATTCACCACCACCCCAACAACCCCTTATGAAGTTGGCGACCTTTGGGTTCAGGGGGCAAGCGGCGGAATTTACCGATGCAAAACAACCAGATTGACGGGGTCTTATTCTTCCGGCGATTGGGAACTTGCTTCAAAATACACGGATGATTCAGGGTTGAACACTTTTATCAATGGAACGTATAACACCCAAATAAACAATTTGGTTACTCAAATTGATGGAAAAATTGAAACGTGGTTTCAGACTTCCGACCCGGCAGCATCTTGGACAACGATAGCCGTAAGGGATAAGCATGTTGGTGATATGTGGTATTCAAGTAGTACAAAGTTGTTGAAGCGATATTCAAAAAGCGGAACAGCCTTTTCATGGACAACCATTGAAGACCAAAAGGCAATTGATGCTTATGCGGCAGCAAGTAACGCACAAGACACCGCCGATGGAAAAAGACGTGTGTTTGTTGCAACACCATATCCACCGTATGATATTGGCGACCTTTGGGTGAATGGAGTTGATTTACGCCGATGTGCCACAAAAAGAACATCCGGCAGTTACTACGCAAATGATTGGGTGATTGCCGTGCATTATGATAACACAAAGACAACCATCGATGGCGGAATTGTAACGTCCGGGACGGTTCAATTGGCGGGTTCTTCCGGTTCTATCTTAGCGGGTATTACAGGGCAAGGAACGGCTGCAACATCCATAAGGATTTGGGCTGGTGCTTCATTCGAGAATCGAGCAACTGCACCTTTCAGGGTGATGCAAGATGGTTCAGTTGTAATGTCAAAAGCAACGGTCGAGGGTGTTATAAAAGCAATATCCGGGTCAATAGGTGGATTTGAAGTTGCAAGTGGTCGTATAGGAGCAACGGCAAGCAGCACCGGAACAAGTGGACAAGGACTTTCCCTTTATGGTGATTTTATAAAGTTCGCCAATTCAACCAATTGGGCTTCAATAGGGACAAATGTATTGCCATCATCGGTTGGATATGAGGGACTTGCAAGGTTTGTAATGGACAAAAGTAATGATAGTTATGGAACAGGAATAGCATTGTACACCAAAGCAAGGTTTGGCAACCCTGATATGTATTGGTATGATGAAAAGAGACGTTCATTTTATAACGATGGAAATATGTTCAGTATCGGCGGACATGCTTTGTTTGATGATAGATACATTGGACAAGCATACACCGATATATTAGAAGCGGCTTTTAGCAGTACTCACCAATTTATATTCACATCAATTTCGGCTTCATTATTAACGGTTCGAGTTCCAACAAAGGCACAAGTAACCAACAAAGTCGGAAATATCGCCGTATCGTTCTTGGTTCACATTACCATCCCGACCGGTGTAAGCAATAAAATCCGCGTAACAAGCCAAACAGGTGGTCAAATATACAACAACAATGGTGGTGCCGTTTCATACATTGATATGGCTACCGGAGATATTCTTGTTTTGCGCTATTACAATGGTGGATGGTATCAAATATCACATAGAAATTAACGATATGGAACTTGCAAAGATTATTTCAGAACATGAAATCGATATTCGTTTTTGCCCAAAGGAACTTGGTGCAAGAATGGCGGAGTTAAGAGATGCCGGATTTCTTGACTTCATACCAAGTGAACAACCGCAAGTTGAACCGGGATTTGTTGCGGTTGATTCATTTGAAATCAAGGATGGGAAAGTTGTTCAATCTTGGATGGTGAAAGCCAACCCGGATTCAATACAAAGTCAAATTGACGAATTGAAAAAGCAACTTTCATCAAGCGACTACATGATAACGAAGTGTATGGAAGCATCCTTGATGGGTGAAACTTTACCTTATGACATTGATGCAATACATGCCGAAAGACAGGAAATCCGGGATGAAATAAACCGTCTGGAAGCGTTGTTGTAGCCTTGGAATTGGCGAAAGTTGATATTTCGGTCGGTTTAATTTGAGCCGACCGAATTAAAGTTCACAAAACGAGAATAGAATAAAGATTGAACAAAAAAGAATAAAATAAATTATGCACATCTATATTTCAGGAAAGATTGCGGGATTACCTATCAACGAGGTTGAAACCAAATTTCAACAAGCAGAATCATTGTTGGAAAAATTTGGGGGTAAAGTGGCAAACCCTCTAAAGAATAGACAAACAAAAGAGCCACCTTACAATGAAAATATGATTCGTGGTATTGAAATGTTAATGGAATGCGATAGTGTTCTGATGCTTGACAATTGGCGTGAATCAACCATTGCACGAATTGAATACGATATTGCCATACGCTTGGGAAAGAATATCTATTTTGAATCTAATATTGCATATTCTCATAAAGTTGTGTTGCAAATCCAAGAAGCAATACATGAAGTTATGGGGTTAAGGTTTGATGAATACACTACAAAAAGTCGAAAGAACGATGTTTTTTTTGCCCGGATGATGTTTGTTTATCATTGTCATAAAAATAACGTCAACCCGATACAATACATTCATCGAGATAGAACAATGATTTACCATTATTTAGAAAGATACGATGATGAGGTAAAATACAACCCATCCTTTCGTAAATTGGCACAAATGGTTGACGAAAAACTAAGTCAAATTACTTAATGAGTGCGGATTGAAATAATGAGCCATATTCATTTGCAATGCAAATGCTGTTTGTTTTTTAATGTTAAAATCGGACAAATCGGACGCTATTAAAAAGAGAAAAAGTAGAATTTTCAAAGTCTATTAAAAAAGCAAAACCTTACAAATCTTACAAAAAACGACTAAAAAGGGAAAAGTGGACTTTGGGGATACCTATAAAAAGAGCGTGAAAACTAAGATTCAGAGAATGTAATATCAGAATAAATGCACAAACTGCATAAAAATCAACTAAAAAAGGATTTTTTGAGAATGCCTACCGATTTTGAATAATCAACTAAAAATCATAATTTTGTGTTCGAATATCATATTCAATTATGCACAATTCTAATAGTGAATATTTAGGTGAATCAATAAGCAGAGGTAATATTCCGAAAGACCTTTGGTTTCTATTGCAGTATGCCACAAATGGAGATTTTGAACGAATCAAAAGGATTAAAAGCAAAATTGAAAAAAATGGCAAAAAACTCATTCCTGTCTATCCGGGTGTTTCCGAGTTGATGAAAGGTGTTGATGTGTCAAAGATGGAACTTATAGGTTCGATTATTGATGGTGCATTATACTTGAAATAGCCATAAAATATCAAAACCGTGTACAAAACCGTGTACATATTTCATAATTCACTGATAATCAATGCCAAATGCGGAGAAACTGGTTCTAAGACCCTTTTTTGCCACTTTGTCATACATGTGTAGTGTATCATCATAATACACTAAGGGTTTCCTTGCTTTTTATCTTTATCTTCATGTATAATAATCAAATAATTTAGAAAATGTCAATGGATATTTTAAACAAACCTTTGTGGATGCTTACGGTTGGTGAGTTCTTGAAACTAATGAACCAAGCAACGACACCAATAGAAAAAAACGTACCAAAGGAAAAAAAACTTGCATACGGGATTGCCGGCATCGCCCAATTGTTCAATTGCAGCATGACAACCGCAAATAGAATTAAGGCAAGCGGAAAAATTGATGAAGCAATATCACAACATGGTCGAATCATTGTAATTGATACCGATTTAGCGTTGGAGTTGATGAAAAAGTAAACTAAAGTCAATATTCATACTAAAAAACACTTCTCGTTATTTTTGTGTATTATGATAATACACAAGAACTTACTTTGATATATTATTCTTATTTTTTGTTTGTTTTCTTGATATGAATTACTATCTTTGCAATGCTATCACATTATTCAAGTAGGTGGATTGTTCCGCCGAGTTTTTGGTGGATTTTTTATATCCATACTAAAGATATTATATTACATCAACATAAAACGGTGTGTACCCCCGTGTATTGTCTATAATGGACATACAGCCTACTTGATAAGGTGATAGCAAACGGGAAAGGCGCACCGTTTTTTTGTGCCTATGAATGCTATCAATTTATATCAAGAATGAACCCAATTAATTTTCCGCAATCCACAAAGGTATTGCAAAAGCCGTCAACCATGACGGATGAAGAATGTTCACCATTGCACGTTTGGAGCGATGGAACACAATGTGTGTCATGTTGGAAGCCGTCTTTCATTGAAAGATTGAAGATATTATTCACCGGCAAAATTTGGCTTGGTGTGGTTTCCGGTATAACGCAACCGCCCGTGTATGTTTCGGGCGAGTCTGTTTTTTGCAAACGTAAAAAGAAAAATGTTTTAAGAACGATTATTTGGAGACTTGATTGGTGGTTGTATGAATTGCGTTGGAAATTATTCAGAATAAATCGATTAAAAAAAATCCTCTTATGGAAGTACAACAAGCGATTAGTAATATCTTGTCGAACTATGATTCACAAGAAATCGAAGAAAGATTGAATGAAATTTTCAATGGTTATTTAGGTTCTGACAACGGACATCTACCGCAAGAATTGCAATTAAACCATTATTTGATTCGTTCAATCATCAACATGTTTCGGGCATGTAGTAGAGAGTGCAAAAATGAATAAAATCTTTCTCTAATCAGATTGAAGCCATCAGCCCAATAGGTTGGTGGCTTTGTTCTTTATCAGCCTTATTCAGTACCTTTGCACGTCAAATTTTAAATAATATAAGTATGTTAAGAAAAACATTTATCTTGATGGCGACTATGGTCGCCTTTTGTGCTTGTAGTAATGAAAACGGTATTGAAGACTATACCGAAGACGTACAAGTAAGTCTTAGTGTGAACGCATTGGATGTGGATGTGCAACCCATGAATCAGCCAATGCTAAGGAGTTCCGGCACACGGACGGATGCAAGTTCGGTATTGACTAATATTCACTACTACTTGAAAAACACCGTTACCGGAAAAACCTATTCAGGTGAACAAAGAAAGTCAGATATTGGAAGTTCTGAATTTGGGAATATCTCTTTGTGGATACCCGCCGGGACTTATCAAATGATTTTCTTTGGTTATGGAACTAATAATTCAAATGGAACAGCATCCATGTATATTCAAAATGACTATGATAGGGCAATGGTAAATCTAAAAAATAAAGATTCATTCTATTTGAAAACAGGAAAGACCATTGATGCAGAAAATAACCAAATTGATGTGAATCTTTCCCGCTTGAATGGCAAGTTGATTATAAGACTAAATGATGATGTTCCATCTGACATCAAGAAAATAAAAGCCAAGATGTCATATTATCCGGTTTTTAATACTCAAAACGAAACCGTTACCTATGAGGGTTCTTCTGGGGTTGCATCTGTTATGGAATCGTATTTGACAATCGAAAATGAAAGTGTTAATGAATTTGGCTTTTATTTATTACCACAAACCGGACGAACACTTATACTATCAGTTTACGATGAAAGTGACAATGAATTAGGTTCTTGTTCTGTAACGGTGTCTTTCTATAAAAACAAAAAAACTATTGTCGAGGGCAATTTATTTGATGTAATAACACAAAAACCGTTTGTTGTTACTGTGTCGGATGAATGGGATGAAGATATAGTTGTGCCAATACAATAA